TCCGACCGGGCGGTATTTGTCGGTGAAGGTATTCGCTAATACTCCCGTTGAGAATAAGGCGAACTATTGGTTGTGGTGGGACAGGTTCGGGCAAAGGCTGCGGTCGCGGAACAAGGACGCGACAATAATGAAATCAAAGCGGCCAGATCTTTATAAGTTCGTCCGCATTAATCTCGAAAACAATTTCTGAGGGCGGAGTATATAATGAGCAACGACCCCAACTCCCGCCAGGTCGGTGGGGATCACTACAAGGGCAAGACCGTCCAGCCGTGGGACTTCATCGCGGCGAACGGGCTCGGCTTCTTTGAAGGAAATGTTGTAAAATATGTGACCAGATGGAAGGACAAGGGCGGCGTGCAGGACTTACACAAGGCGCGCCATTATCTTGATAAATTGATTGAGGTGGCGGGCGATGGCTCCGGTGGCTGACGAGGTAAAAAAAACCAAGCGCAAACCGACAGGCGCAGCGGCCATGGGCGCAGGGCCAGGCAGACCGAAGGGCGTGCCGAATAAGCTGACGCAGACGATCAAGCAGAGTATCGAGATTGCGTTTCACGGCGTCGGCGGGGCGGAGTACCTGATGCAACAGGCGCGGGAGAACCCGCAGGCGTTCATGACGCTGCTCGGCAAGATCATTCCCGCGCAGGTGCAGGCAGAGCTGACGGGCAAGGACGGCGGCCCGCTGGCGATTCAGAAGATCGAGCGCGTGGTCAAGCGGTGAGCCATACTCTGCTGCACGGTGACTGTCTCGACGTGCTGCGGACGCTGCCAAGCGCATCCGTCGATGCCGTTGTAACTGATCCGCCGTATGGCTTGTCGTTCATGGGCAAGCGGTGGGATTACGACGTGCCGAGCGTCGAGGTCTGGCAAGAGTGTCTGCGGGTGCTGAAGCCAGGCGGGCATCTGCTGGCGTTTGCAGGTACGCGGACGAAGCATCGGATGGCGGTGCGGATCGAGGACGCGGGGTTTGAGATACGCGACATGATTGCTTGGGTGTACGGGTCGGGGTTCCCAAAGTCGTTAAACCTTGACGGCGAACACAAGGGATGGGGTACCGCCCTTAAGCCTGCGCTTGAGCCGATTACTGTAGCCCGCAAGCCGCTGGCCGGCACCGTGGCCGCGAACGTGCTGGAGCACGGCACCGGGGCGCTGAATGTGGATGGGTGCAGGGTGGGGACGGATGGCGGAACCGCAAAGGGCAGTAAGCCTATGGGTGAAGGCAATGGTATTTATGGCGCAGGGTTGCATGGCGCTTGCGAAATAACGCAGTTGAGCGCAGGCCGCTGGCCCGCCAACCTGATCCACGACGGCAGCGATGAGGTGGTGGAGTTGTTTCCGCAGCAATCGAGCGGCAGTCGATCCGCTGGCGTCCGCAAGGGAATGGGTTTTCATGGAGCTGATGGGGACGGCGGACCCGCTATTCAGGGCAGTTCTGGCTCTGCTGCCCGCTTTTTCTACTGCGCCAAGACGAGCAAGCGGGATCGAGGCGACGGCAACAACCATCCTACCGTCAAACCCACCGACCTCATGCGCTACCTCTGCCGGCTGGTGACGCCTCCCGGCGGCGTCGTGCTCGACCCTTTCATGGGCTCGGGCAGCACGGGCAAGGCTGCTGTCGCAGAAGGCTTCTGCTTCATCGGCATTGAGCGTGAGGCCGAGTACCTGGAGATCGCGCGTCGGCGTATTGTTGGGCCCGATTCCGAGGCGTCGGCGTGTCAGCAGGGGTTGTTTTGAGAACCCTCCAGATCCAAACCCCCGAATGGGGCCTCCCGTTCCTGCAACCGTCACGCTACAAGGGCGCGCATGGCGGTCGAGGCTCTGGTAAGTCGCACTTCTTCGCCGAGATGGTCGTCGAGGCGCATCTGATGGACCAGCGGCGGCGTACGGTCTGCGTGCGCGAGGTGCAGAAGAGCCTGGCGCAGTCGGTCAAGCGCCTGCTCGAGTTGAAGATTGAGCAAATGGGCGCGGGCGCTTACTTCGAGGTTCAGGAGTCGGTCATCAAGTCGAAGCACGGCGACGGCTTGATTATCTTCCAGGGTATGCAGAACCACACGGCGGACAGCATCAAGTCGCTTGAAGGCTACGATTGCGCGTGGGTTGAGGAGGCGCAGAGCCTAAGCCAGCGCAGTCTCGACCTCTTGCGACCGACGATGCGAAAGGGCGGGTCCGAGCTTTGGTTTACCTGGAACCCGAACCAGGCGAGCGATCCGGTCGACGCGCTGCTCCGCGGTGAGGTTCCGCCGCCCGACTCGATCATCCGAGAGGTGAACTACACGGACAACCCGTGGTTCCCGGATGAGCTGAAGGCGGAGATGGAATACGACCGCTCACGCGACCCCGAGAAGTACAGCCACGTCTGGATGGGGTCGTATCTGACCAACAGCGAGGCGCGCGTGTTCCGCAACTGGCGCATCGAGGAGTTCGAGGCCCCGCCAGACGCCATACACCGGCTTGGGGCGGACTGGGGCTTCGCAGTCGACCCTACGGTGCTGGTCCGCTGCTACATCGCTGGGAGGACGTTGTACGTCGATTACGAGGCATATATGGTCGGCTGCGAGATCACGTCGACGCCCGATCTGTTTATGACGGTGCCGGACGCCGAGCGCTGGCCGATCATCGCGGACTCGGCGCGTCCCGAGACCATCAGCCACATGCGGCGGCACGGCTTCCCGAAGATTCTGCCCGCGGTGAAGGGGCCGAAGTCGGTCGAGGAAGGCATCGAGTGGCTCAAGAGCTTCGATATCGTCGTTCACCCGCGCTGCCAGCATCTGATCGACGAGCTGTCGCTCTACAGCTACAAGACGGACCCGTTGACAGGCATGGTCTTACCTGCTCTCGCCGACCGCGACAATCACTGCATTGATGCGTTACGATATGCGCTCGAGGGCGTGCGCCGGGCGAAGGTCTCAGCCACGCCCGCCGTGGTGACGCCGATTCCGATAGCCAACCGATGGTAATCGCATGGTCCGAATGACAAAGAGCGAGCGTCTCGACAAGCTCCACCAGGATGCAATGTCGCAGTTCGACGACATCCAGTCGGCGCTGCGGGACGAGCGGCTGCAATGCTTGCAGGATCGGCGCTTCTACAGCATCAGTGGCGCGCAATGGGAAGGCCCGCTCGGGTATCAGTTCGAGAACAAGCCGCGCTTTGAGGTCAACAAGGTTCACTTAGCGGTCATCCGTATCATCAACGAGTACCGCAACAGCCGCGTCACCGTCGACTTTGTTGCTAAGGACGGCGCGATTAACGACCGTCTCGCCGATACCTGCGACATGCTCTTCCGGGCAGACGAGCAGGATAGCGTCGCAAACGAGGCCTACGACAACGCCTTCGAGGAGGCGGTCGGCGGCGGCTTCGGTGCCTGGCGGCTGCGGACGTGCTACGAGGACGAGTACGACCCCGAGAACGAACACCAGCGCATTATGATCGAGCCGATCTATGACGCGGACTCGTCCGTTTTCTTCGACCTCGACTCCAAGCGCCAGGACAAGGCGGACGCCAAGCACTGCTTTGTCGTGTCATCCATGACGCGCAAGGCGTACAAGGCACAATACGGCGACAGTCCGTCCGACTGGCCGAAGGAGATCCAGCAGACGGAGTTCGACTGGGATACGCCCGACGTGGTGTACGTCGCGGAGTATTACGTCGTCGAGGAGGTGTCCGAGCTGCTGCGCATGTGGCGTGACATCGGCGGCAACGAGGAGCGCTACACGCAGGCGGACTTCGACGTCGACGAGGAGCTCGAGGCGACGCTTCTCGCCATTGGCTCGACCGAGGTACGTCAGCGGCGCATCAAGAAGCGGCGCGTTCACAAGTACATCTTGAGCGGCGGCCGCGTGCTCGAGGACTGCGGCTACATCGCAGGCACGTGCATTCCCATCGTGCCGGTCTTCGGCAAGCGCTGGTTTGTTGATAACGTCGAGCGCTGCATGGGTCACGTGCGCTTGGCGAAGGACGCGCAGCGGCTCAAGAACATGCAGCTCTCCAAGCTCGGCGAGATCTCGGCGCTCTCGAGTGTCGAGAAGCCGATCATGGTGCCGGAGCAGGTTGCAGGGCATCAGATCCAGTGGGCGGAGGATAACCTCAAGAACTATCCCTATCTGCTCATCAACCCGATCACGACGCCCGACGGCAGCCAGCAGGCGGCCGGTCCCGTCGCCTACACGCGAAGCCCGCAGATTCCGCCCGCCATGGCCGCGCTCTTGCAGCTCACCGAAGTGGATATGCAGGACATCCTCGGCAACCAGGGCGAGGGCGACAAGATCGTCTCGAACATCTCGGGCAAAGCTATCGAGATGATCCAGCAGCGGCTGGACAACCAGACGTTTATTTACGTCTCGAACTTCGCTAAGGCGATGAAGCGCTGCGGCGAGATCTGGCTCTCGATGGCGCAGGAGGTCTACGTCGAGGAGGACCGCGCCATGAAGGGCGTCGACTCCGCCAACGAGATGCAACAGGTCGTTCTCATGCGCCCGCGGGTGGACGAGGAGACGGGGCGCCTCGAGCTCGACAACGACTTGTCCCGCGCGAAGTTCGACGTGGTGGCGGATGTCGGCCCGTCGAGCTCCAGCCAGAAGGCGGCGACCGTGCGCGCCCTCACCGGCATGATGTCGATCACGTCAGACCCCGAGACGCAGCAGGTATTGCAAGCGCTCTCGATGATGAACATGGAAGCCGACGGCATCGCCGACGTGCGCGACTTCTTCCGCAAGCGCCTGGTCAGCATGGGCGTCGTCAAGCCGACCGAGACCGAACTCGAGGAGATGGCGGCGCTCGCAGGTCAGGAGCAGCCGACCGATCCCAACGCGATCTACCTGCAAGCCGCAGCCGAGGAGGCTGTTGCCAAGGCAGAGAAGGCGCGGGCGGACGTGCTCAACACCATCGCCGACGCCGAGCTGACGCAGGCCAAGACGGCGACGGAGCTTGCCAAGCTGCAAGGTGTGGCGCCCTCCCCTGCTCCTGCAATGCCTTCCGAACGCCCGCCTGCGATCATGTTGGCGGTAGGGGAGGGCGAGGAGATGGAGAAGGAAGAGGACGAGGAGGACGAAATCGAACGCGAGAAGCGGCTACTCGAGCTCGAGAACCTGCGCATCGACACCGCCATGAAGTTTAACGCGGCACAGCGCGCGGCAGGCGAGATGGTCGAGATGAGCGATCAGATGCGAGAGCTGAAGGCAGCGGAGGAGTTCTTGAGCGACGCCGCTAAGCAGCTCGTCAGCGCGAGCGATGAGATCCAGTCGGCGATTAAGTCGCTCGTCGAGTCGAACAAGAAGAACGCAGAAGCCGCGATTGCGGCAATATCCAAACCGAAGCGCATCGTGCGCGAGAAAGGCCGAATCGTCGGCGTTGAGGTGGGCTGATGGCAACAAGCGCCTGGAACAAATTTAACGACTTCTCCGAGCAGCTCGTGCGCGGCGTTCACGACTTTGACGCTAATACGTTCAAGGTCGTGCTCACGAACAGCGCGCCCTCTGCCGGCAACACGATTCTGACCGACATCACGCAGATCGCGAACGGCGGCGGCTACACGACCGGCGGCGAGACGACGACGATCACGATCGCCGAAGTGTCGGGCACCACGACGGTGAGCGGCACCGAGATCGTATGGACGGGCTCAGGCGCAGGCTTCGGCCCGTTCCGCTACGCCGTGCTGTACAACGACAGTTCAACGTCTCCCGCGGATGCGCTGATCGCCTGGTTCGACTACGGCAGCCCCGGCATCACGCTGGTCGGCGCAGGCGAGACCTTCACGCTGAAGTTCAACAACGCCAGCCCTGGCACCATGTTTACGCTGGTTTAAGCGATGCTGACACCACAAGAAGCTCAAGCCATCAACGCGCTGATCGTCGCAGATCCAGCGCTGTCGTCTCAGCCGCAGACATCAGACGGCGCGTATGCCATCGCGGTCGCGCTCAACACGCCGAGCGAGGCGGGCTACAAGCCGATCACCGTGGGCTCTGCGATGCTCTGGGCGGCAGGCGGACCCCGCGTGCGCATTCAGGCGGCGGCGACCGACAGCCAGCAGCCAGAGGCGGTGCAGGCGAGCTGCCAGGTGTTCCTCGATCTGATCGTGAGCGGGTCTGAGGCGCTGATCCATACTGAGGAGCAGGCGATATTGCAGGCGTTCAGCGGCTGGGTCGTGACGGGCGTCATTACGCAGGCCGAATATGATGCGGTGTACGGCACCAGCGGGCTTGCCGCGGCGCTGCTCTCTCGCTCCGTGGTCGCCATCGGGCGGGACGTTAGCTATCAAGACGTTATGCAGGCGAGGGCGAGCTAAATGGCAACGTCGACAGTCAATTATTCAAGCAATACCGCCATCACGATGGACCTCTCGGCGCTTGGCAGCTCAGGCCCGTTTACTACTGGTCGAGAGTCGAGCCAGGTTGACAATACAACGAACAAATACGTCGATGTTCTGGTGAGCGGCAGCGTCTCAGTCGGAACGGGTCCGACAGCAAATACTTCCATCCTGATTTACGTTTACGGCGCGGAAACGTCGCTTGCGACAACGCCTATCGACCAGCTCGACGGCACCGACAGCGGGGAGGTGTTGACAAACGCGGGCATTCTCAACGCGCTGCGACTTGGCGCCGCAGTTAACGTCGCCACGAACGCAAACGACGTTCAATATTTTGTCCTCCCGTTCTCCGTCGCGGCCTTGTTCGGCGGCGTTGTGCCGAAGTTTTGGGGTTTGTACGTGGCGCAAAATACGGGCGTCGCGCTGCGAACTAACGCCATCAACACCAACTCGTTTGAGTACGTCGGCATCAAGTACGACATCGCATGATTATTCTGCCGAAGGTCAATCAGAGCCAGCCGAGCACGCGCAGCCTCTCTGGCTCGCATCTGACTGAGGGGTTGACCGCGCTCGTCAACGCGGCGGGCGGTATCGAGCCGATCAACCTGTCGAACAGCAACCGGACGCTGATCCAAGGTACGGTTGACTTCTCGGTTGTTGAATCTAAAACGACGTGGCGCGTCAGACAGCAGGCGGCGGACGGCGCGGTCACGGCGCCGACTACATCAGCCGCGGCAAACATTTCGTTTTTGATCCAATACCATCCGCTTGCGCTGGCTGCTACATCTACTGGTCGAGGAATTGTGCAGTGGGCGCAAACAGCGCTCAACACGGGCGGACCCCGAATTGCGTTAAACCAGACGACAACGGGCGATCTTCGCGTCTACTGGGGCGGCGCGTACCGCTTTACGTGGACAGGCGGCGCGGCGGTTGGCAAAACGCAGACCGTGCTGGTCACCATCTCTGGCAATGATTTGTCGCTGTACGCCAACGGCGCGCTTATTAACAGCACGTCGAATGCGCCAACCAACCCTGGCGTGCGTCTGTACTTCGGCAACGCATTCCCGCAGTCGTTTGATGGCCACGTTTCGATGGGCGCCGCTTGGGAGCGCACGCTCTCGCCCGTCGAGGCGCTGGCGCTAACGTCGAATCCTTGGCAGCTTTTCCAGTCGCAACGGACGCGCTTCCCGCTTGATGCGGCTGCCGTCACCGCCTACACGCTAGACACCACGCCCGGCACCTACAACATCACCGGCAGCTCACCGTCGCTGCTGGCTGCTCGCATCGTTAGCACGACGCCTGGTGCTTACGACCTAACCGGAGCTGACGCCCAGACGCTGCTCGGCCGCGCGCTGGATACGACGCCCGGCGACTATGACATCACGGGCAGCTCGCCCTCGCTCCTGCTGGGGCGCGCTCTCGACACGACGCCCGGCGATTACGACATCACCGGCTCGCCCGTCGATCTTGAGAAGGCGACAGCGGGTCAGTTCGTACTGCAAACGACGCCGGGCGCGTACAACATCACGGGCTTGCCCGTTGAGCTGATCGCCAACATCACGCAGCTTGCAGGCGGCGGACCAGGCAAGACGGCCAAGCGCCGTGGCTGGGCAAACGAACGCGCCAGGTTCGAGGAGTCGCTGCGCACCGAGGAAGTAGCCGAGCAGGTCAAGGCGGCGCAGCGCGTGCTGAAGAAGGCGCAGTCTGAATCGGCGCAGCGCCTCGGCGAGCTGGTGGCGGAGTACGAAGCCGCCCGCGCATCGCTTGATGAGCTGCGCGAGCAGGTGGCACGCATCGAACGCGAGTCGCGCATCCGCGAGGAAGTCGAGGTCGCCTCGAAGGTCGTCGAGATCTTCGCCCGCGAGGAGGAGGAGATTATCGCCATTCTCGAGATCATCGACGAGATGGACTCGCGCGCATTGCTTGCCGCTGTCGGGATTGCTGCATGAATATTGCGCGATTCACAGGACAGCATCTAGAATAGATTTCATGGTTGCCGCCCACCACAGGGCGAGAGGTTGAAAATGTCAGAAAATACGGCAGAGCTTGAGACAATTCCCGAGGATGCGCTCGATACCGAGATGGTGATCGAGGACGAAGCAGACGATGGGGATATGGTTGTCTCGATTGGGGATGAATCGCCGGACCCCGAAGAAGAGGATGTGCAGCAGAACCAACCCGCTCCGCAGTGGGTCAAGGATCTGCGCAAGGCGCATCGAGAGCTACAGCGACAGCATCGCGAACTTCAGCAGAAGCTGACGACCGCCGAGCCGCCACGTAAGCAGGCGGTGGGTCCGAAGCCCAAGCTCGAGGATCACGACTACGACGCCGAGGCTTTCGAGGCGGCGCTCGAATCCTGGTACGACCGCAAGCGAGCCGCTGACGTAGAAGCCGAAAAGGCGAAGCGTGCAGAGGAAGAGCAGGCGAAGTCGTGGCAGGCAAAGCTCGACGCCTACGGCAAAGCGAAAGCGGCGCTGAAGGTGAAGGACTACGAGGACGCCGAGGCGATTGCGCAGGAGACCTTCTCCGAGGTTCAGCAGGGCATTATGCTCCAAGGCGCGGACAATCCCGCTCTCGTGGTGTATGCGCTCGGCAAGAACACTCGGCGAGCGAAGGAACTGGCTGCGATCCAAGATCCCGTGAAATTCGCGTTTGCGGTTGCGAAGCTGGAGAAGGAACTCAAAGTGACTACTCGCAAGCCACCGCCGGCGCCAGAGCCCGTTGTTAAAGGCACCGGGCGTGCAAGTTCTGTAGATTCAACACTCGAGCGACTGCGCAACGAGGCACTCAAGACCGGCGATATGTCGAAGGTCATGGCCTACAAGCGGTCGCGGCAACAAAAATAGTAGGAGTCTGAAATGCCTAATGCATTTTCGAAAGAGGAAATCGTAGCGTTCGAGAACATTCTCGAAGGCTTCCAGGATGCGCTCGTTCTGAGCCGTAACGTCAACGTCTACGCCACCGACGGCGCGACGATGGAGCGCGCACGCGACACCATCTGGCGTCCGATGCCGTACATCGCGCAGAGCTTTGATAGCACTGTCGGCTCGTCTATCTCGTCGAACTACGACGACATGACGCAGCTTTCCGTGCCGTCCACGCTCGGCTTCTCCAAGACCTCGGCTTGGAAGCTGAACGCGAAGGAACTGCGCGACGCGCTGCAAGAAGGTCGCCTTGGCGATGCCGCTAAGCAGAAGCTCGCGTCTGACATTAACCGTTCCGTTCTGAACGTCGCCTCGAACCAGGGCACGCTCGTTGTTGCAGTCGCTGGTGCGGCGGGTGACTACGACGACGTGGCACTCTGCGATGCGATCATGAACGAGCAGGGCGTGCAGGATTACGACCGCTACCTGGCGCTGTCGACCCGCGATTACAACGGACTGGCTGGCAACCTTGCGGTCGCTACCCGTTCGTTCGGTAACGCTAAGTCTGACCGCGCGTATGAGCGTTCCTACGTCGGCATGGTGGCAGGTTTTGATACCTACAAGATGGACTATGCGAATCGTCTGCCGGCTGCTTCTACGATCGCAAAAACCATCGCCACCAACGGCGCGCAGGTGCGTTTCGTTCCGCGAGCAACCACGACCGCGACCGCGGGCGTTCTGAACGTGGACAACCGCTACCAGCAGGTGACCATTGCCGCCGCCTCGGGCACGGCAACGGACGGCATCAACGTAGGCGACTGCTTCACGATCGCTGGCATCGAAGCCGTGCATCAGATCACCAAGCAGTCGACGGGTCAGCTCAAGACCTTCCGCGTAATCTCGATTGATAGCGGCACGACGATGACGATTTCCCCGCCGATGATTGGCGCGAACTCGTCACCGACCGACGCCGAACTTCAGTACAAGAACATCAACGTGGCCAGCACTTCTGCTACCGCGTCGATCAACTTCTTGAACGACAACGCCTGCAACGTCAACCCGTTCTGGTTCAAGGACTCGATCGAGCTGCTCCCGGGCCGATACGCAGTTCCGACCGACAGCGGCGCGGCGGTCATGCGTGCGAGCACGGACCAGGGCATCGAGCTGGTGATGCAGAAGTTCTACGACATCGACACCATGACGATCAAGTATCGTCTGGATACGCTGTACGGGGTCGTCTGCACCGCGCCGGAAATGTGCGGAGTCCTCATTTTTGGGCAATAATCCCGCATGACAGAGAGGGGCGGCGCAATGCCGCCCTTTCTCTTTAGGAGCATTTATGCCGTTGAAGAAGGGCTACTCGAAAAAGACGATCTCTGAAAACATCTCGAAAGAGATGAAGTCGGGCAAGCCGCAGAAGCAGGCGATTGCGATTGCGCTTGAGACGGCGCGCACCGCAGCGAAGAAGGCGGGCAAACCGGTTAAAAAGGGGAAATGATGTATCCGATCCAAGTCTACTGCTCGCCTGGTCCGTATCAAAAGACGACAAGCCATCCCACATGGGGCTGCAAGTCGGTCGAGAGCGAGGAAGAGCTGGCAGAGGCGCTGGCATCGGGTAAATGGTTCGAGTCGATTGCGGAGGCGTGCGACGCTGCTGGCGAAGCCGCCTATCCGCGCCTACGCGGGCGTATGCGCTCGATTGCTCTGCGCAAGCGGCGCACGTATGCTTTGCCCAGTGACGACGCACCGCCGTCGCGTGGGGAGATTGAACAACAAGCACGCAAGCTCGGGATTCGCTACAATGCCCGAACGGCTGACAAGGTATTATTAGCGCGAATCAGCGAGGTGATGCGAAGCAATGGCGTACACGAAGAGGCAATTCGTTGAGGCGGCGCTCACCGAGATAGGACTCGCGTCCTACGTTTTCGATATCCAGCCGGAGCAACTCGAGTACGCACGGCGTCGCCTAGACGCCATGATGGCGGACTGGAACGGCAAGGGCATTCGGCTCTCCTACCCTATTCCCGCATCGCCCGAGCAGGGCAGCCTGGCAGAAGAAACCAACGTCCCCGATAGCGCTAACGAGGCGGTTATTCTCAACCTCGCCGTGCGCCTGGCGCCGTCGTATGGCAAGCAGATCATGCCGGACACGCGCCTGCTGGCTAAGACCGCCTACGATACCGTCCTACAGCGCGCCACCGCGCCGATTGAGCTGCAATTCCCCGATACGCTCCCGTCCGGCGCAGGTAACAAGTACTGGCGCGACGCGGACGATCCTTTCATGCCAACCCCGGTCGATCCTGTCGAGACAGGCCCCGAGGGCATTCTGGAGTTCAACTGATGCCGCAGATTATCAATCTCTCCCCCATCGGCGAGGTTCTCCCAGGCGATAGTCTGCCGATCTTCGACGAGTCGAACGGCGATACGCGGCGGGTGTCGGTGGGGCAACTGACCACGTATGTTGAAAACAACATCAACCTTCCCGACCCGACCAACGCCGCCGATATCGACTACGACCCGGCGGGCGCGGGGGCGGTGCAGAGGAGTGTGCAGAGCAAGCTGCGGGACGTGGTGTCGGTTAAGGATTTTGGGGCGGTTGCAGACGGATCATTTACTGCCGGCGGATCAGCCAGCGGAACAGACAATCTGACGGCGTTTTCAAACGCTTTGAGCGCCGCAGTAACGACGGGGATCAGCCGAGTCTATGTGCCTGGCGGCGTCTATTACCTGTCGGGCAAGATTACCATCCCGCGTGGCGTTACGTTATGCGGCGATGGAACCGCACATCTTCCGTTGTTTTTAGCGGGCAGCGCGAATTATCGAGGAAGCGTTCTTCTCATCAACGGAGCCGCGAGCGACGATTGCTTGGCGTTTGCTGAAAACACTGGCCATTCTGGGCTCGAAGATGTCGCTGTTTTTAACACAAACACAAACGCTATCCGCTCGGTTATTGCGGTCGTCGGCATCCTTTACCCAAAGCTGAAAAACGTCGAAATCGCTTGCCTTCGCAAGACGACAGGCGTTGGGCTTTACTTGGCGCCGTCAACCACGGGCGCACAGTTTGAGACGCTATGGGGCGTGTTTGACAACGTAGTTTGTTCTATCACTAACGTCGGCTCTGCGACAGAGGCCAGCGTTCGGTGGGGCGCTTCGATTTACGCGTTTTCACCAGCCAAAGTGTGCAATGCAAATGCATTCTGGGGCGGTCAGTTCGCAGGCACCTGGGGCGGACTGTTTATGGACGGCGCTGTTGCTGGCGCGAGGAACATGTCGAATGTCTTCCATGGGGTTAAATTCGACACAAACTGGGATGGCACATTTACTCCGGTATTCAAAAGCGCCGCTGCGAATGTGTTCGGATGGCTCAAGAACAACTGCTACATTTTTCCTGTCATTAGGCTGAACTACTCTGATGGCACGGCTTTTCATGGCTGTTATTTTGAGGTTGCAGGGGCGCCTGCAACGTACAACGACGGCGTTAACGGATCGGCAACACTGATCGGCGTGCTTTGGCTGGACAATGCGACCGAATGCTTGAGAACCGGTGCGCTAGATTGCAACTGGAATGCGTGCTTTCTGTTTGACGCTGGCGCGCAATCGCTCATCATGCCGACCACATC